GCGTTTGCCATTTATTTTATGCACTCCATAATGCCAAAAATTATACAGGTATTGGTTGATAATTATATACTGTTCTCGTAGTATTTATTGGTTGTATATAAACATTTACCATTTCTTCTTCATCATCCAAATCCTCATACATTGGTTGATTAATTGCTGCCATTTTTCTTTCGTCTGGTCTTACTTGTGTAAACATACTAAGAGATCCTCCTTCACCTGTTTCTACTTTACTAGACCCACCGACAAATTTCTTCCAATCCTGAGGAATATTTGAAGGAATTGGATCTACATTTCCTCTCTGCTCCGCATAATGATAGAAGTTACCTTTCTTATGGAACATAACATCAGTATCTCCCATATATTGCCCCATGCTACTGACTGCCTTAAAGTCAGTTCTACCATTCAATTTCTTTAATGCTTCAACAATTTTACCTTCATTCTCCTTTAACTTTTTGGCAAGTTTTTCATCTCTATAGGCCCTACCACTGAATACTGCCTCAAATTGACCAGGAGCAGTGCCAACTCCCATAATTGTATTCGGATACCTAGGATCAGCAACTCTATTCAAAACCGCAGCAGATACGCCATACTCATCGTCAGTATTTCTTAATGCCTCATGACTAACGACAAAAGCAAGGTCACTATAATCTTGATCTGTCATATCTTTAAGAGATCCCCCTCCAGACCCAAGACTAGTTACGGGAGTTGCAGTTTTATCTGAAGATGTTTCTGATTTTTTTTGTATTTTTGATGATTCATATGATTTTCTTTCGGAAGTTGTCCATTGTTTTTTTGTAAATTTTCCGGTTTTTGTATCTTTAAATCCTTCCATACCTCCTTGTTTTGCAAGAACAACACCTTTTGATCCCATATTCAAAGCTTTTGTAAACTTTCTGATATATGGTTCTAATAATCCAGTTTTACTAATTAATTTATCTACTTTACCACCCGGCGAATTCAACTGTTCAATTACACCATCAACTCTTTTTTTATCTGCATCATATCTTGAGTCATCAATTTCTCCAGTCATAAACCCAACTATCAAATTAAATGTACTTTGGATTGGAGTAAATACTTCTACAACAATATCAAAAACTTCCTTAACTTTTTCAATTATTTCGGGAGCAGCATTAACTATAATTCCTGTGAGCATCAATCCCAAAAATTCAAAAAATTTATCAAAAATACTGCCACCAGATGGAGAACCGACAGATTTTTTAACTTCACTTAATGAGGATTTGATTGGAGATTCTATTTTTTTCTCTTTCTTTTTAATTTTTTCTTTACTTTCTTTCTTTAAAGATAATTTCTCTTTTTTTAAAATTGTTTTTTTCTGATCCTTATTACGTTGTATTAGAATACTACGAATATTGGAAGTGTTTAGTTTTATTTTTTTAACCTGTTCTAAATTCTTATCCATTTACTTCGTCCATATTGGATTTAATTCAGATTGTTCTGTAGGAGTATTTGAAGTTTTTTTCATTAGAACTGGAAATGGAACAACTTTACTCTGAACAGTATCAATTGGTTGAATATAATAATATGTAGAAGTATTTTGATCAGATATTGTAGAATGTGATATTCTTCCAACAACTTCATCTGATGGCATATTTCCTTTAATTGGTGGAATTATATTACCACCTTCACCACTAGATGAAGATAAAGAAGTTCCAAGAATTACATGTTTTGCCATATCATATAATAGTTTTCTATTTTTAGATCCACCATATGTTGTTCCATTTTTTTGAGTATCAATCTCATAATGTAAGTGAGGTCCTGTTGAACTACCTCTTCCAGGATCTCCGGCACCACCACCAGTTTTACCTAAAATTTCATTTGCTTTAAAATTATCTCCAGTTTTTTTTAGTAAACTTGTTAGGTGAGCAAATCTAAACTGAACATTAAGATTAGGAACCCATGCATCAATCATATTACCATATCCACCATTCAATCCAGCATACATAATTTTTCCTGCGTGAGCAAGAGCTAATGGTGTTCCTGTAGGTGTTCCAACATCAATACCTCCGTGCAATCTGCCCCATCTCTGACCAAAATGACTACTTATTGGAAATCCTGAAACTTCATTCTGATTTGTTTCTCCACGAGAAGTGACAGTATCTCCTTCACGACCTGAATCGGATGAATCAATAGTAGTAGTTCCACTCGTAGTAGATGAACTTTCTCCACCACCCATTTTTTTTCTTTCTGCTGATGTCCACTCTTTTGCTATAAATTCATTAGTTTCTGTATTTAATACTCCCTCCTTGCCTCCTACTATAGCAAGAGTTATATTTTTTCCTTTTACTTCCTTTCTAACAATACTGATAAATGGTTTCAATTGCTTAATAAGAGCTCCAAGAGGTCCCATTTTTTGTGCAAATTGATCCACTAATCCACCATCTGCTTGAAATGATTCAAGTGCATCATCAATTCTCTTTCTATCTACATCATACTCTTTTTGATCTAACTCTCCAGTAAAAAATCCCTTAATCAAATTAAATCCACTTTGAATTGGTGTTAGAAAATTTACAATATTATCAATAACTTCTTTGACTTTTGATATGATATCAGGAAGTGCATTAACTACAATTCCTCCTATTATAAGTCCAATAAATTCCAATAAATTATCAAGAATACTTCCTTGTTTTTTACTTGAAGTTGATTTTTTTATATTTTTTATTGATTTATTAATAGGGGATTCTATTTTTTTCTCTTTTAATTTTTTCTTTTGCTTACTTATTTCCTCAAAAATTCTTCTCTGATTTTCTTTTTGTAATTTAATTTTTTGTTTATTTTCTTGAACTAAAAAATTTCGAATATTGATCGCATTAATTTTTAACTGCTGTATTGGAGAAGCAGTTTTTGATATTGATTTTATTTTGAGAGTTGGTGTCTTTAATTTTTGCGAACTATTTACATTTGATTCCTTATCATATATTTTTTTTTCTATATCACCACTACTAGTATTTAATGTCAGTGGTGAAGAATCTTTAGATATTTTATTATCTTTCTTATTTTTAGCAAAAGATTTTACTTTATCCTTTGCTATTTTTTTAACCGTTTTTCTCGCAACTTGTTTAGTTGCCTTACCTGCAAATGCTTTTCCTAATCCAGTAAGAAGTGGTGCTACCATATTTCTACACTGTTATACCATATAACATCGGTGTCAACTTACGATATGGATCTGCCATATTTACACTAGAGATTTCAGGAACTTCTGTTGCTCCATCTCCAACACCCATATTTGGCATTTCTGGTGGTGGCATTTGATTTGTAATTGTTGGAAGAGTTTGTATATTTACTCCTCCACGACCTCTTTTTTTAGAAGTAATCATCTCATATATTTTTTCTGTTCTCATATTATTGACAATAGATCCATCAATATTTGGAGAGAATATTTCTGGCCCTCTTTCTCCGACCAGATATGGAGTTCCCGCAGATACTGGACCACCCATTGCTCTTGCCTCTATCCCACCAGGAGCGATTATATTTTGAATTTTTGGACTGTATGATTCTTCAACTTCTTTTTTAACTTTTAGACGTTCGGCATCTCTATTAGATCCAGTTCCAGTTCCCATTGCTCCCACATCCCCAGGTTTATCTAGAAACTTTGTATAATCTATTTCTCTTTGTTTTTTTGTTATTTCTTTTTGCATATCATTTTTTAATTCATCCAATTGTTTCTTTTTACCCCTAACTTCTGTAAGTACTTTTTCTTGTTCCTCAGTTCTGTTTATAGTTGTACTTCTTCGGTTTTCTTGTCCACTTCTATCTTTAGGAACGCCTGCCGAAGTCATACCAGCATCTGATAATTGTTGATTTAATTGATCATCTGCGTCAACAAAAGCATCACCTCCAAGCATGTTTTTTCTAATACCTTTAACTACCCATTCTCCTCCCTTATAAATCAGAACACCAGCACCAATTGCCAATAAAATCTTCCAGAATAATGGATTTAACATCAATCCTAATAATGGTGTGGCAAGTGCTCCAATGACACTAACCAAAGTTCCAATTGTAGAAATTACTCCTCCAATTGCTCCAACCAAAGGTAATGCAAACAATACACCAATACCTGCAGCAACCCATTTCCAATGATCTTTAATCCAATTAAACCATCCCTGCACTTTTTCTTGATTTTCTTTATCCTTCAACCATTCAAATATTGCATTTGTAGCAAACCCAAGTGCAAGAGTTCCAACAAAATCCATAATCTTACCAAAAATTCCTTTTACAGGAGAAAGAATTTTATCGGATATTTTTGCTATATTAGACCCAAGTTTTTTTGATGATTGTTCTAATTCACTTTCTTCTTTACTAAGTTTTGCTTTTGAAGAAGCTTTTTTTTGCTTACTAATTTGATTTTTTTCTTGTTCTGATCTCAATGCAGAACTTCTCATAAGTTCCTGTTGAATTTGAACAAGAATCTTATTTGTTTCTATTAAACTCTTATTTAAATCATCTTGATTACTACCAGGAAGTTTTTTTCCTATATTATTTTTTTGTTCTTTTAATATTTTTTTAATTCTTGTAATTTTTTCAGTATTAACTATTACTTTCTTTTCTACTTCATTCGTTTTTTCAGTATTAACTATTACTTTCTTTTCTACTTCATTCGTTTTTTCAGTATTAACTATTACTTTCTTTTCTGTTTCTTCAACTTTGGGAGTTATTATTGATAAATTAAACTCTAATGCCTTAATACGAATTAAAGACTTTCTTATATGACGAGATAATTTACTTAATGTTTTATGAATATTTTTAATCGATTCTCCAGAACCTCCTCCAGCACCATCCTCTTTTCCAAAGACTGCTGATGAAACAGTCTCTACATTTAACTTAGGTGTATCAGGTTTCTTTATGTTTAAGTTAGATTCCACTCTTTTGTTGTGCCTTTAGGTTTTCTTCTTCAATGTATTGTTGAAGTAGAGCAAGATAAACTTCTCTCTCCCACGGAATCATATTTTCTAGTTCTGTTAATGAATATTTATGATGTTGCATCAAAGCAAAATTTATCTTGTAGTATGACTCAAGATTTGTATGAGCCATACCTAACTGAAAAAACTTGCCAATCCTTCCAGAACAATTTCAGACTCTACACCAGTTTTTGGATTCTTTACAGCAATAGTATGAGAAAGTTTTGGCATCGTAGTAAAGAACTTCTCAATTTGTTTGAATTGTTTAGTATTCAATTGTTCAATAAACTCATCCATTTCTTTCTTTGAATATTCTGATGCTTCCCAACTTTCTTCAGAATTATAAATCATTTCAACACAAGATGTAATCATTGAAAGTGATTGTCCAATTTCACTTGCACCTTCTGTTGTTTCAAAATTATTCTCGACAAATTGTTCCAGTGATGGATACTTGAGTTTCAATGAAAGTTCATCATCAAGTTTGATAATATTTTTATGTCCCCTATTCTTCTGAACTTTAATTGAATCAATATCAATCGACATTTCTACCTGAGTCTCTCCATCATCAGGACAAGTAATATTTACATCAACGGTTTCACCAACAGACTTTGATCTAACATTTAGAAATAGATACTCAATATCAAAAGTCGCAAGAGATTCTACTTTAACATCTTTCGAAATAATACAATCTGAAAGAATTTGAACAATTGCATTGGTAATCTCTGTCATATCTTCAGACTCCATTGCCATAATTAGAATCTTTTCTTCTCTCACAAGAAAAGGTCTATATTTAATTTTCTTTCCCGTCGAAGGCAACGTCAAATCATACGTTGGAGTATTAATCTTAGGTAAAGGCATAGTAATTGATATAATTCAGTTATTTTTATTTAGATGGTCAACCTGAAGGTCTACCTGCTCCAAATGTTCCATCCCCAAATGTTCCATCACGACCATTTCCAGTATTTCTTAATTGTTCTGTTGGTGTTGCTGCTCGTTGTGCTGCCCCTTTCGGTTCTTTTTGTGGTGTTGGAGCCTTTGGTGTTTCTACTTTTGTTCCAGGAACCTTTGATTTTGCTTCTGGATCTACCCTATCAAATGTCAATGATGAAGTTTCTTTATTTCCATTATTAGTAGTTTTTGGATTTATAATATATCGATCATAATTAAAAGAAACATTAACTTTTAATATACTAGCTCCACCATAACTAAGTGGAATAGAAGTTATTAATTTTGGAAATGCATTAAAAAACTGATAATCTAATTGGGGACCATTATCTCTCTCAAATTTTGAAATAAACATTGTCTGTGTCTTATAATCATCAGGATATCTCATCCTACGATAATAATTTCCATTTTCTTCTTTCATATTATCCATAGATTCACTTCCTCCTGCAATATAATCAATCCAACCCTCAAATATTCTTAAATTTTTATAATCATAATCAATATAAAAACTAAAATCAATATCAGTGTATAATCTAGTATGTGCAAATTCTTGAGGAATTCCAATAAAGTCATTTTTTATTTCAGTAGTTGCAAGAGAACTGGATGGAAGTGAAGCTTCGAAACAAAGAAGACTTCCTTTACGTCCCATATAATTGACTATATCCTTTATTCCAGTTTTACTCTCTATATTTGTAACAACTTTTCCCGGAAGACCACTGAAAGTTACTTGATATTGATTAGATTGTGAAAGTCTCCCAAATATATCTTTTGCTTCCTGTGTTTTTATACTTTTTACATAAGGACGAGCCACTCTAAATACCTATACGACTACTTTATTATTAGTTATTTAGATGTCATATAAGGGATATTATAAATAATATAGAATAGCAAGTTCTTCAGTATGAAAAAAGAATATACTTAGAATACAAAAAATCTTAATACGATACTTGGAATAGATTCTAATATTGAGATAATTTCAGAATCATATGAAATTGAATCTAATAGTGGTTGTGATGGAGCAAATAATGGTTTTTATGGAAAAAAGCACACAGAAGAAACTAAAAAAATATTAAGAGAAAAAACATTAGAACTATGTAAGGATGAAAAATTCAAAATGACAAGGGCAAATTTTGGAGAAAAAAATGGAATGTATCAAAGTACCCGATTTGGTGAATTAAATCCTATGTGGAAGAAAAAACATTCAGAAGAAACAAAATTAAAACAAAGCAACAAAAGAAAAGAATGGTTTAAAAATAATGAAAATCCTATGAAAGGAAAAAAACTTTCCAAAAAACAAAAAGAGAAAATATCGGAAAGAAACAGTAAAGAATACACATTAATAAATTCTAATGGTGAAATAGTAAAAATAAAAAATCTTACCAAATTTGCCAGAGATAATAATTTGAGTATTGGGTGCTTACAACAACTCGTTGCTGGAAGAAATAAGACGCATAAGGGATGGAAAAATGCCTAAAAAAGAATATCTACAAGGTAAATATAAACCATCAAATCCAGAGAAGTATAAAGGAGATGTTTGCAATATCATTTATAGAAGTAGTTGGGAAAGAAAATTTCTCTACTATTGTGATATGAATAAAAATATTATAGAATATTCTAGTGAGGAGGTTGTTATTCCCTACAGATCACCAGTAGATAACAGATACCACAGATACTTTGTTGATTTCTACATCAAATATAAAGATAATAACGGAAAAATAAAAAAAGCACTTATCGAAATAAAACCATTCAGACAAACAAAAGAACCTAAAGTCAAAAAAAGAAAGACAAAAGGTTATATCTATGAAGTCGTTGAGTATGCTAAAAATCAGGCAAAGTGGGATGCCGCCAAAGAATGGTGTTTAGATCATGGTTATGAGTTTCAGGTACTAACTGAGAATGAATTATTTTAATTATATCGTTAATAAAGAAGGTATTAAGTAATGGCAAGAACGATCAAAAGAGGTGGAAGAACGGGAAGATCATATTATTATGTTTCTCAGACTGGTGAAGTAACTTACAGTAGTGATCCAAATATAAAAGTAGGTTCTAATGTTTATGATGATGGAGTTTTAAAAAATCCAAATAGACCAACAGATGATGATAATAATCGAGTAAGAAATATTGTTAATAATTTAAAAGGGAAAACATCAGATGATAAAATGCTAGAAATATTAGAAGCAGTTAAAGGTTCTGCAACTCCTGTTCCAATTCCTGGAAAATTTTATACTTATATTTACATTGCTAAAACTCCAAACATAAGATATGATCAACATCCATTAATTGCCTGCACAAATATTTTTAAAGAAAAAGAAAATATATATTTTATAGGACTTAATTATCATTGGGGAGATTATAGAAAATATCGTTTAGATAGAACAGTAGGTCAAATATATGAGGTGTATGCAGGAGAAATCTCTGACTTGAGAGAAATTTCTTATGGTAAGTTTCTAAATACTTAGAAAAAGATAAATGGCAGAACCTTTAAGATATCCACTAACAACATTTACAGATAAAACTGACTATTTGAAAATTGCTATTGTTGATTATATACCTATTGGAAAAAACTCTAATAACAAATCATTAGTTGGATCACCACAATCTAGAAAAAATCGAGGCAAAAACCTAAAGGAAGTAATTTTACTTCCAATGCCATCCAATATCTCAGATAATAATGCCGCAAAATATGGTGACTCCAGTTTGAATAGTATTATCGGTGCTGCTGGTTCTGGTATAATTCGTATTATGGAAACAGGTGATACAAAGGGAGACTTTGTACAAAAAATCAAAAACGCTATCACAGAGGTGGAGAACACTGCATCGAACGTCACGACTGCTGCTGGTGGATTAGGTGGACTTCAGGGTTTTACAACAAGGCAACTTGCTTCGAGTGCAATTGGTGCTATAGGTGGTAATATTACTCCAGATCAACTATTAGCAAGAACTAATGGGGAAATTTTAAATCCAAATTTAGAATTATTATTTAATGGTCCAACTCTTAGAACTTTTAGATTTCAATTTAAAATGGTGCCAAGATCCAAAGACGAAGGTAAGAAAATTAAGGAAATAATAAGAGCATTTAAACAATATATGGCACCGAGAGTAGAAGGTGCATCAATTGAGAATACTTTTTTAAAAACTCCAAGTGTATTTGAATTAACATATAAACAAGGCAGTGAAGATCATTCATACTTACATAGATTTAAACAGTGCTTCTTAGAAAGTATTAGCGTAAATTATACAGGTGCCGGAGTTTATAGTACTTATGATG